TAATAATAACTGAAGAGGGAATGGATATGGCAGCACCAAAGGGTAACCGATTCTGGGAGGCCCGCAGTAGTCATGGGCGCAACCCGAAGTTCGAGTCGCCTGAGGTGCTGTGGGAAGCATGCTGCGAATATTTCACATGGGTGGAAGAGCATCCACTGTGGGAAATGAAAGCATTCTCGTATCAGGGTGAAGTGACGCAAGAGCCTATCGCCAAGATGCGTGCAATGACGCTCACCGGCCTATGCCTGTTCCTCGATATAGCCGATGAAACATGGCGAAGATTTCGCGCTGACGAAGATTTTTGTGGGGTCACCACGCGAGCAGAGAAAGTCATCTACGACCAGAAATTCTCTGGCGCAGCTGCTGACCTGCTTAACGCCAATATCATCGCCCGTGATTTGGGCCTCAAAGAGCAGTCGCAAGTAGAAGACGTGACACCTGATAAGGGAGATCGCGATAAGCGCCGCTCTCGCATTCAGGAGTTACTGACCCGTGGAAAACGAAGCGATTCTTGATGACCTGACAGAAGACGAGCAGATCGAATTGCTTGAGCTTCTGGAGGAAGAGGAACGGTACCGGGAAACGCACCTGCTGTATGAGTTCACGCCTTACGGCAAACAGCGAGAGTTTATCGACGCTGGATCTGAGTATCCTGAGCGTTGCTTCATGGCCGGTAACCAGTTGGGCAAATCCTACACTGGCGGCGCAGAGGTGGCATTCCATCTAACCGGACGCTACCCCGGCACTAAAGGTTATCCGAATGATGGCGCATACGGCGAAAAATGGGGCGGTAAACGCTTCTATGAGCCTGTCGTGTTCTGGGTTGGTGGCGAGACTAACGAAACCGTAACCAAGACGACACAGCGCATCCTGTGCGGCCGTATCGAAGAGAATGATGAGCCTGGCTACGGGTCAATTCCGAAAGAGGACATCATCAGCTGGAAGAAGTCTCCATTCTTCCCGAATCTCGTCGATCACTTGCTGGTTAAGCATCACAACGCTGACGGTGTAGAAGACGGCATATCCATCTGCTACTTCAAGCCGTACTCGCAGGGCCGCGCCCGCTGGCAGGGTGATACAATTCACGGTGTCTGGTTCGATGAAGAGCCGCCATACAGCATCTACGGTGAAGGCCTGACGCGTACCAACAAATACGGCCAGTTCTCAATGCTGACGTTTACCCCACTGATGGGCATGTCAGACGTCGTTACCAAATTCCTGAAGAACCCGAGCAAGGCACAGAAGGTTGTCACCATGACAATCTTTGACGCTGACCACTACAGCGACGAACAGAAAGAGCAGATCGTCGCTTCGTATCCTGAGCATGAGCGTGAAGCTCGGGCCCGCGGTATTCCGACGATGGGTAGTGGCCGCATATTCCAGATACCGGAAGAGACCATTAAGTGCCAGCCGTTCGAATGCCCTGAACACTTCTACGTCATCAACGCAATGGACTTTGGCTGGGATCACCCTCAGGCACAGATTCAGCTATGGTGGGATAAAGACGCAGACACCATCTACGTCGCTCGCACGTGGAAGAAGAAAGAGCAAACGGCTGTGCAGGCGTGGGGCGCAGTGAAGGCTTGGGCGCAGAAAATACCTACTGCATGGCCGCATGATGGTCATCAGCACGAGAAGGGCGGTGGAGAACAGCTCAAAAGCCAGTACGCAGATGCCGGTTTCATGATGCTCCCTGAGCATGCCACATGGCCGGATGGCGGAAACGCTGTTGAGCCTGGGCTCACCGAGCTGCGCGACATGATGCTCGACGGGCGTTTCAAGGTATTTAACACCTGCGAACAGTTCTTTGAAGAGTTCCGCCTGTACCACCGCGATGAGAACGGGAAGATCGTCAAGCTCAATGACGACGTACTCTCTGCCGTTCGCTATGGCTACATGATGCGAAGGTTCGCCAGAACCATGCGCGACATTAATAAACCGAAAGATAAAAAGATCCCCGCCCCGATTAGACCAGTTTCCAGAGGACGATAATGGCTGACAACGAAAGCAGGCTGGAGAGCATTCTGTGCAAGTTCGACGCAGACTGGACAGCCGGAGAAGAAGCCAGAACCGAGGCGAAGAATGACCTGTTCTTCTCCCGGGTATCTCATTGGGATGACTGGCTTAATCAGTACACCACACTGCAGTACCGTGGGCAGTTTGATGTTGTGCGCCCGGTAGTGCGTAAGCTGGTCGCAGAGATGCGCCAGAATCCGATTGATGTTCTCTACCGCCCGAAAGACGGCGCAAGCCATGACGCCGCCGATACGCTGATGGGCATGTACCGCACTGACGCGCAGAATAACGCCTCAAAGATATCGGTGAATGTCGCTGTCCGTGAGCAGATTGAATGCGGCATCGGCCACTGGCGACGCGTTACCCGATACGAAGACCAGAGCCCGACCAGCAACAATCAGATTGTGCTGCGTGAGCCGATCCACTCGTCATGCTCCTGTGTGGTTTGGGACAGCAACAGCAAGCAGATGGACAAGTCAGACGCCCGGCACTGCACGCTGATCCACTCGATGAGTCGTGACGGCTGGAAAAACTTCGCAGAAGAGCATGGGCTTGATGAGGATGTCATCCCGTCATTCCAGAGCCCGACCGAGTGGGTATTCCCCTGGCTGACTCAGGACACCATTCACGTCGCTGAATACTACGAGGTGGAGCGGAAGAAAGAGACTGTCTACATCTATCAGGATCCGATTACCGGTGCGCCGTCAGCGTACTACAAGCGCGACATCAAGAACGTTATTGATGACCTGGCAGATCGCGGGATGGTCAAGGTTGCTGAGCGCAAGGTTGAGCGCTGCCGGGTGTACAAATCCATCATCACCTGCACCGAAATTCTGAAGGACAGGCAACTGATTGCTGGCGAACACATCCCGATCGTGCCGGTGTTCGGTGAGTGGGGCTTCGTAGAAAGCAAAGAGGTGTACGAGGGTATCGTCCGCGGCACCAAAGACGGCCAGCGCCTGCGCAACATGATTATGTCGTTTAACGCTGACATCGTCGCCCGTACACCGCGCAAAAAGCCAACGTATTACCCTGAGCAGATCGCCGGGTATGAGCATATGTACGACGGCAACGATGACTATCCGTACTACCTGCAGAACCGCACTGATGAGAACGGTAATGATCTGCCGCTGGGTGCCATCGCCTACATGGAGAACCCTGAAGTACCGCAGGCCAACGCCTACATGCTTGAGGCCGCTACCGCAGCAGTGAAAGAGGTGGCGACTCTGGGTGTGGATGCCGAGGCTGTTAACGGTGGTCAGGTTGCCTTCGAAACGGTCAATCAGCTGAACATGCGCTCTGATCTGGAGACGTTTGTATTCCAGGACAACCTCGCAACAGCGATGCGCCGTGACGGTGAGATTTACCAGTCGATCGTCAATGACATCTACGACATCCCCCGTACCGTTACCATCACGCTTGAAGATGGCAGCGAGAAGGAAGTGCAGCTGATGGAGCAGGTGGTTGACCTCGCAACAGGCGAAACAACTGTCCTGAACGATATCAGGGGCCGCTATGAGTGCTACACCGACGTTGGCCCATCCTTCCAGTCGATGAAACAGCAGAACCGCGCTGAGATTCTGGAGTTACTCGGCAAGACGCCGCAGGGTACGCCGGAATATCAACTTCTTTTGCTGCAGTACTTCACTCTGCTGGATGGCAAGGGCGTCGAGATGATGCGCGACTATGCCAATAAGCAGCTGATCATGATGGGCGCTAAGAAACCTGAAACCCCTGAAGAACAGCAGTGGTTGATGGAGGCGCAGCAGCAACCTCAGCAGCCATCACCGGAGCAATTACAGGCTCAGGGCGTATTGCTTACTGGCCAGGCTGATCTGCTCAATGCGCAGGTTAAACAGCAGCAGTTGCAGGTTGATGCCGCCAAGGTTGAAAGCGCTAACCAGCTCAACCAGGCGAAGATCGCCGAAATCTTCAACAGCATGGATCTCGATAAGCAAGCAGCATTCCGCGAGTTCCTCGACCTCATGCAACGGGCGCAGAACGAAAGCGCCGCCGACGCACGAGCTAACGCAGAGTTACTTCTCAAAGGTGATAGCCAGGCGCACCAGAAGCGAATGGACATCACCAACATCCTGCAATCGCAGAGACAAAACACACCTTCCGGCAGCGTAGCCGAGAATCCTCAATAAGAGAGAGTTAATCATGCAAGACACCATCAATATTCAGGAAACTGAAGGCTTAATCACGTCCGGCAATCAAGCAGCGGCATCTGCTGATGGCTCTGTTGTCGATAATGCCAACGACAACGCAGGGCATGAAGAAGGCTTTGAGATCGTCCTGAAAGACGATGAGGCAAAACCAAAGCAAGACCCGGCAACAAACGCACATTTCGCAGCTAAACGGCTGGAGCGCAAGCGTCAACGCGAGCTTGAGCAACAGGCGGAAGCAGTAAAACGCGGTGAATTGCCGGAGAACTTACGGGTTAACCCGGAGTTACCACCTCAGCCTAACGCCAGTGACTATTTCTCTGATGACGCTTTAGAGAAATACGGCTGGGACACCAATCGTGCGCAGGCTGCTTTCACGCAGGCTAACAACGAATGGCTAATCAAGGCGCAGGATGCCCGAAGCAATGCTGTTGCTGAGCAAGGGCGCAGAACTCAGGACTTTACCCAGCAATCAGCGCAACACGTCGAAGCTGCCCGTAAGCATTATGACGCGGCGGAAAAGCTCAACATTCCTGACTATCAGGAAAAAGAAGATGCGTTTATGCAGATCGTTCCGGCACCGGTGGCGACTGACATCATGCGCCTCTTTCCTGAGAAATCCGCCGCTCTCATGTATCACCTTGGGGCCAACCCCGAGAAAGCCCGCCAGTTACTGGCGATGGACGGGCAGTCCGCGCTGATTGAACTCACTCGACTCTCAGAACGCTTAACTCTCAAGCCTCGCGGCCAACAGGTCTCGTCCGCTCCCCCTGCAGATCAATCCCTCACTGGCGATGTGTCGGCGGCTAACGTCGATGCGATGCGCAAGGCGATGGAAGCAGCATCAAGCAAGGGAGATGTAGAGACCTATCGCTTGCTAAAGGCAAAACTTAAAGGAATTCGATAATGGCATTGAACGAAGGTCAAATCGTTACGCTGGCAGTGGATGAAATCATTGAAACCATTACCAGCCTGACACCAATGGCGCAGAAGGCGGGCAAATACACGCCACCTGCAAGCGAAATGCAGCGCTCCAGCAACACGATCTGGATGCCTGTAGAGCAGGAATCTCCAACTCAGGAAGGTTGGGACTTAACTGGCAAATCAACGGGTCTGCTGGAGCTTAACGTTCCGGTAAGCCTGGGTGAGCCGGATAACGACTTCTTCCAGCTGCGCGCTGACGATCTGCGTGATGAAACAGCATATCGCCGCCGCATCAAAGCCGCAGCCAAAAAGCTGGCAAGCAACTGCGAGGTTAAGGTTGCCAACCTGGCCGCTGAAATGGGCTCTCTGGTAGTAACCAGTGATGACCCGATCGGCACAGCTGCCGGTTCAGGCTGGGACTTCGTGGCTGATGCAGAAGAAATCATGTTCTCGCGTGAGCTTAACCGTGATTCCGGCCTGTCTTACTTCTTCAACCCGAAGGACTACAAGGCAGCCGGCCACGATCTGATTAACCGCGACATGTTCGGTCGCATCCCTGAAGATGCCTACAAAAACGGCACCATTCAGCGTCAGGTTGCTGGTTTCGACGACGTCCTGCGCTCGCCTAAACTGCCAGTACTCCCGGCGTCAACCGCTACCGGGCTGACCGTCAGCGGCGCACAGAAGTTCAAGCCTGTAGCGTGGGACCTGGATGCAGACGGCAACAAGCGTAACGTTGATAACCGCCTGGCTACGGTAACTCTCTCTGCTACCACTGGCCTGAAACGCGGCGACAAAATCAGCTTCACAGGCGTTAAGTTCCTCGGTCAGATGGCTAAAAACCTGCTGGCTCAGGATGCTACGTTCTCTGTCGTGCGTGTTGTAGATGGCACTCATGTTGAGATTACGCCTAAGCCGATCGCTCTGGATGATACTTCCCTGTCTCCTGAGCAGCGCGCATATGCCAACGTGAATACCTCGCTGGCAAACAGCATGGCGGTAAACGTGCTCAACACTACCACTGCACGTACCAACGTGTTCTGGGCTGATGATGCGATCCGTATCGTTAGTCAGCCAATCCCGGCTAACCACGAGTTGTTCGCAGGCATGAAGACCAAATCATTCACCATCCCAGAAGTGGGCCTGAATGGCATCTTCGCAACGCAGGGTGACATCAATACCCTGTCTGGTCTGTGCCGTATCGCGGTCTGGTATGGCGTAAACGCAACCCGTCCGGAGTCAATCGGCGTCGGCCTGGCTGGTCAGGCGTAACTCCTAACCTTCAAGGGGCTTCGGCCCCTTTGTTTATTCTGGAGCAGAACATGACACAGATGGTGTATCGCCAAGGCGACATGAGCAAGTGGAAGGGCATTGGCTACGACTTCGAGATTATCGCAGAGGAAGATTTGCAGGAGTATCTCGATGCCGGCTGGTTTGCGCATCCTGATGATCTGGTGAACTCTCTTGCAGAGCCAGAGCCAGAGCCAGAGCCAGAGCCAGAGCCAGAGCCAGAGCCAGAGCCAGAGCCAGAGCCAGAGCCAGAGCCAGAGCCAGAGACCGCTCAACGCAAGAAGCCGAGGCCAAAGCCTAAGGCGGCCGACAATGCAAATAGCGACTAAAGGCGGCATTGTTCGGGCGGCGCTGCGTAAGCTGGGCGTTGCCTCTGATGCCACACTCACCGACGTTGAGCCGCAGTCAATCCAGGACGGCGTTGATGACCTCGAAACGATGATGGCTGAGTGGTACCAGGACGGGAAGGGCATCATCACCGGGTATGAGTTCACCGATCCGGATAATCCGCCAGCCGAAGGTGACGACCACGGCATGCGATCCAGCGCTGTCAGCGCGGTAATTCACAATCTGGCCTGCCGCATCGCGCCTGATTACGCAATCGAACCAACCGCCAAAGTCATCACCACCGCCCGTTATGGCAAAGAGCGACTCGTCAAAAACACGGCGTTAAGTCGAGCCAAGCGTGCCCCTTATCCAAACAGGATGCCAATCGGCAGCGGTAACAGCTTCGCCACTCTGAATGGATGGCATTTCTTCCCGGGAGAACAAAAAGATGCCGATCCAGCAACTTCCTCTGATGAAGGGAACGGGTAAAGACTACCGCAACGCCGACTACATCGACTATCTGCCAGTGAATATGCTGGCGACACCCAAAGAGGTGCTCAACGCATCGGGTTATTTGCGCTCTTTCCCGGGCATAGCTAAGCGATCTGATGTTGCAGGTGCATCTCGTGGGGCGCAGTACAATACCTCTCAAAACGCCGTATATCGCGTTATGGGCGGTAAGCTCTACAAGGGTGATTCGGTGGTCGGTGATGTCGCCGGCTCTGCCCGGGTGACGATGGCGCATGGCCGTACTTCACAGGCTGTCTGCGTCGGCGGTCAGGTTATCGAGTATCGATACGACGGCACGACAAAGACGATTACTAACTGGCCTGTATCGAGCGGATTCACTCAGTATGACCTCGGCTCTGCGCGTGACATTACCCGTCTGCGAGGGCGATACGCCTGGGTGAAGGATAACTCTGACTCGTGGTTTATATCCGACCTTGAGGATGAGTCGCACCCTGACCGTTACGCCGCTGAGTACCGTGCTGAGTCTCAGCCTGACGGAATCATTGGGATCGGCACCTGGCGAGATTTTATTGTCTGCTTTGGCGCAACGACGATTGAATATTTCACGGTAACTGGTGCAACCACTGTTGGCGCGGCTCTTTATGTCGTGAACTCGGCCTATGCGGTGCAGAAGGGGATCGCCGGAACGCACTGCAAAACGCCATTCATGGACGCCTATGCCATCATCAGCAATCCGGCATCCGGTGCGCCGTCGGTATATATCATCGATTCGGGCCGGGCGACACCTATTGGC